TTGATGGTAGTTCATGTCGATTCAGATATTCAAATGTTTTCTTTTATTCATGCTTCTGGAATAATAACTTATATATAGCGAAATAACACTGTTGCCAACAGAAGCAGAAAGATGGTCAGTGTCTCGGTATTTCATATTTGTTTCTGTTTGCTAAATTGGAATTTAGTCAATACTTTTCAGCAGCCTTGCAGGGTTTCCGCCAACTAATGTTCGTGGTGCAACGTCCTTTGTCACAACTGAACCTGCCGCAATAACTGCACCGTCACCGATAGTCACGCCGGGCAAGATGGTCGAATGTCCACCTATCCACACATCATTACCAATAGTGACGGATATTCCGTAACCGTCGAGCACACGACCTTCGGGGTGAAGACGATGCCCTGCCGTATAGATGCCGACATCAGGACCAATGAGACAATTGTGACCGATGTGGATTTCTGACACATCGAGCATCGTACAGTTATAGTCGGCATGAAAGTTGTCGCCCACGTAGATATTCACGCCAAAGTCACAATGGAAATTGTCACCTAGAAATGGGTTACTACCCGTTGAACCAAACAACAGACGGACTATTTCCTGCTTCTGCGCCAATTCTGCCAGCGTGAGACTGTTCAGTTGTTTTGTTAATGCCGACACTTTCGCCATCTGCATTAGCATCTCCTTACTTATTTCCACTCGACTGAAATACTTCTTCTCCATAAATTCCGATTTACGAGATTAATGGCGGCGCCTCAGCATAGCTTAAGTGAGCTTGCCTCTGCGTTCGGCTTGCACATAAATTCCGATTTATTTGGTACTAATCCTTGTCTGGCTGCTGGCCATCATGAGCCTTCCATGCGCACTCGGTAATCTTCATGTCGGTGAAGATGGCCGTGAAGGATGACTCTTCTGGCGAACAGGCATAGATGCCAAAGCTGATTTCCCCGGCTGCTGCAGGCATGTGGCAGACGCGCATCTGGCTGAACATCTGTCCATCTGTAGAGCACTCGATGCAGTAGTCATCCTCGCGGCGGGAGAATCGGTACCACATCGTCTTCACATCGGCAGGAATAGCTGTCGTGGCCCAATCGGAATAGCCGTTGTTCGTCACCACGCTGCCCAGGTGTTGGAACTCCTCGTTCTCGTATTCCACCGAGCCCTTCAACCAGTTCTCGCTGTCGAGATACATCACGATGCCACACTGGTCAAAGCGATGGTGACTACCCGTGAAATCGGTTTTCACCACGAAACTGAAGAACTTCTCGCGGGTCTTCATCTGAAGCACGGGGGCATTGTCGTTCTGGAAGTGATAGTAGGTGCGCTGCCAGAGGTCGGTCTTCGGAGCGGTGGTGATGCGAATGGTATCATTCTTGATTTCACATGCGGCAGGCTCCCGCGTCCACTGGAGGCTGTCCAGATTGATGTGGCCGCTGTCAGAGAGTGCCACCTTTACGTTGTCTACGAAATCCATAGTCGTTTCCTGTTTGTTCTGCTGTCCGCATGCCGTGAGCATGAGACCAGCGCAGAGAAATGAGAATAGTTGCTTTTTCATATTTGTTTTTATTGTCCGCTAAATTGGAATTTCTTTGTAAATTTTATTTATTCTCCACAACATATACATCTACTATCTATATTTTAGGATTTCCTTTATAATCCCATGGGTATGCTGTATATCCCTTGTGTTCGGTCCAGAGTTCCCTTGGAATGCAGTACCTGAAATTTTGTCTTTCAGATATATTATACCGTGTAACTGCAATAGGCTCAATCGCTTTTGCCCTTGGACAATATTCTAGCGCAGGAACAGCCCCCTTTTCTCCTAAAGCATCAAACTGGAATAGCAAGGCTCTGGTCTTTAATGGCCCATTGCAAAATTTACCGTTGCACTCGATGGAGCGGATGAGTATTCCTCCGTATGACTTTTCATTACTCTTGAATGCAAGATCAACACCATAGTCATGGTTGAACCACTCTCCAGCCTCAGTCATACGCTTGTACGTTATATGCGCTGTGTCAGTTAAGTTATAATAAAACTCTATCTCGACCATGTGATATAATTTTTTTCCTTTTCTGATGACAAAATTGTTGAGCAAATTCTTAGCTATTCCCTTGAAAATGCTTTCAATTTTGGTAGGATCTGTCTCTGTTAACACAAGACTATTTCTTAAACATTCCAATTCTGTCATATAATAATCAAATCAACTTAATCAATTATTACATTTATTGTATTGGCACAAGTTTGCCAAATGCTTTCCAACTAATATCCTTCTTATACTTTTTAACTACGGGAACATGCACGGTAACTTGTTCCAAAGGTACACCATAAAGTGACCCATCTATCTCTGGTGGCATCTCCGAATAGCAGTATATGTCCGTGAGGCTATTACAGGAATAGAATAAACCGGAACCGATTTTAGTCACTCCCTCTGGAACAACGATTTCAACAAGCGATGAGCAATTTTGAAACACACTGCCATTTAATGCAGTCAAATTTCTTGGTAGCTCTACTTTTTTCAAACTTGTACATTCCCTGAAGGCAGAGCGTTCAATTTTGTATATACTTTTGGGGAACTCAATGCTAGTGAGAGCTCCACATTTCATAAATGCTGCATCAGGAACCACTTTTAACGATTCTGGGAGTTTAACACTTCTAAGAGAAGTGCAGCCATAAAAAGCATAAGGAGCTAATTCTTTAAGACTGTTCGGTAGAATAATAGAATCTAATGCAGTACAATCAGAAAAAGCCCCCTTCCCAATTGAAATGAGTCCTTCATTTAGGTTTATAGTCTTCAAACTTACACATGAGCTGAATACCTCTTCTCCTATCTCTGAAATAGTCGAAGGTATCGTTATGGATGAAAGTTGCTGACAATTGTGAAATACGCCAGACTCGATACGAGCAACACTACTAGGAATAACAATCGATTTGAGCTTAACACAATTATAGAAGGCGCGATAACCTAGTGTGGAAAGTCCCTCAGGTAAGACAACACTCTCCAACTCAACACATTCTTTAAAAGCATTGCTGCCAATTTCTTTTACACTAGAGGGTATTGTTATATTTTTTAATCCATGGCAATATGCAAATCCTTTAATTCTGGTTACACCTTCTGGTATAATTACCTTCTCGAGCTTTTCGTTTTGGTTACCTACGTCGTCACCGAGAGCAACAATCTTATATGTCACTCCGTTATAATCTATAGACGAAGGAATTATGAGTTCTGTATCGTTCTCACGGCCATACCACCTTTTAAAAATAGCCGTATGGGTATTTTCGTCAATATCATAAAAATATCGACCACCTATCTCTAATTGTACAACATTTATGAAATTTCCATCATCGTCCATACTACGATATTCAGAGCGTCTTATCTCTGTTTGCTGTGCGTACAATTGCATTATTGATAACGCAATCGTTAGAACTGTAAAAACCTTTTTCATCATTTTGCTCAAATTGTTTGTTTATATGAAAAATAATGAGGACAGATAAATTCCGATTTATCTGTCTTTTATCACTATCTTTTTTATCACCTTGGCTGGAACGCCACCAACAATGGTATTCGGTTCCACATCCTTTGTCACCACTGCACCAGCAGCTACTACGGCTCCATCGCCGATGGTTACTCCAGCAAGAACGGTGGCATTGGCTCCAATCCATACGTTTTTGCCGATGTGAATTGGTGCATAGCTCATGCTCTGACGGTTGGCTGGGTCAAGGTCGTGGTTGATGGTTGCCAGCACGACGTTGTGACCTATGAGTGCACCCTCGTCGATGGTGATGCCACCTTGGTCTTGGAACTTACAATCCATATTGATGAAGACCCGTTCACCAACGATGGTGTTCTTGCCGCAATCGGTATGAAACGGAGGAAACATGCCTACCGTCTTGGGTAACCTCACGCCCCCAAAGCTGTTCCAGCAAATCGTGCAGCTGCTCTGGAGTATGATACTTGCCGTTAATCTCTGCTGTTATCTTCAGTGCCTCCTTCGACAGCTGATGAAACATCATGTGGACTTCACCGCCACCAACGACTGGCTTGCCCGATGCCATATAATCACGAAATTCTTGTATAGTCATATTTCTGCCTGTCTTTTACTACGCATTTTCAGAAGTACATTTGCTAACCAATCTCTTACCAAGTTCGTAGGCATTCTTCATATCAACCTCGAAATGCTCGTCACGATACTTCCGATTATCAGCGCGTTAAGCCTTCCCTCATCAGACACAAAAAGCGAAACACCGATATTGATGTCTCGCTCCTGTTTGTCTAGTCATTTACTTTTTTGTAGCGCCTACGGGAATCGAACCCGTGTTCCATGCGTGAGAGGCATGTGTCCTAGCCGCTAGACGAAAGCGCCGCTGGAGATGAAAAAAAGTATTTGTTTTGAAGTATGTTTTTGTAGCGCCTACGGGAATCGAACCCGATTTGGCCCTTAGTGACTTATTTAACGATATATTAATATCTTACAGGTAAGTCAATCATAACATATTTTGATGATTTGAAGTGTAGTAACACATTGGTAACACAAAATCCAGACCTGATTACCAAGTTTTGTCTTTTCCGCTTGACATTAAAGCTCAGATTTTCACTTTTTCAAATCATCCAGGTAAACAGATTTCGGTAGAATCCAAAAACATCACCTTTACAGTCTTTCGCTAAAAACTGCCCGATTTCAGAATGGTGTCGAGTTAAGATTTGTTAATCTTTTTTGTCTTGTCTAAGTATGTCCCACATCATTGGACAACCCCCGATTTACCTTTGCTTTCCCGTTTGGCTATTTGCAAAATTTGAACTAAGTTTGAAGCAGTTCGATAACTCGTAAATATCGCAGAGGTACCTATTGAATACTTTGCAAAGGTACTAAAAAAAATTGACAATAACTCTGGAAAGCATAACAAAGTTCCACGCATATAGGATAATTAACATATGGCAAGACGTAAACTGACACCAGAGCAAGAAAACTGGCTCTTCCTGCACTTCCCGAACATGACAAACAAGGAGCTTGCAGAGAAACTTACCGAGATGGCCCGGAAAGAAAACCAAAAGCAATTGACAAGGCTTCAGCATCTTCTACAAGAGGATTTCTGTCTCACAACAAAAAAAATCATCAGTAGAAAAATAGACGCCATCAATAAGTTCACGGTCATATCAGAACCCCTTGTAAAAAGGTATGCGCGTAAGCTACACTGCCCCCGAAAATCAAGGGAGCATCTTTTTATTTGCAACCAGGAGAAAGCCCGGGCCACCAACATCAAACGATGGCTGAACAAAGCCGAGAAGGTTGAGCATGTTATGGATTGGCTGCGAACCTTAGATATAAATGACATTCGTTACTGCATCATCGACGGCGATGTAAGCCTTAAAGGTTTCCGCGTATCAATCAACCGTTTCAACCGATACGAAGGCTATGACCGCAGCATATTCGTCACTTCGAACTACATCCCTGAAGCCAAATTACTCAGAGTGAACGCTAACCTATACAGAACCACATATTGACCATGGGAATACAGAAAAGCGAAAGTACACGGGATTTCGAGCGCAGGATCCTGAAGATGCAGATAAAAGACGAGGTCATCGAGGAAATGGATGATATAATTTCTGAAAGACTCAAAGACCTTATTGGGCCCGCAGTAGCCGATACATTGGGCAACATCCTGGACTTCCCACTGACGGTCCGACAAATGGCATCGCTGACCGGAAGAACGGAAGCGAACATCTACAAAATGTGCCAGCGCAACCAAATCCCCTACACAAAGATAGGATCACAGATACATATAAATCTGAAAGACGTAAACAACCAGCTTCTCGGTCTACACAGACCGCGATAGTTGCGCTCTTGATTATCAGAAGTCCATCCCAGGTCATCCGTGAGGACCGCCGGGGATGGCACCTTTAAAATTAAGAATAAAATGGAAACAAAAGAATGCCTGATGCAGCCCAAGATCGCACAGAAAATCATGGAACTGCAGCTCCAGCACGCCCTCCCTGTGAACATCATCGTCGGCGAAGTAATCCAAGGCCTGAAGAAACTCACCTTCGAGTACGAACTCATCGACCACTATGCAGTTGCATGGCTCATCAACAAGGGAACACAATACTACACAGGACAGCCGGCAGAGGAGATTTTGGAAGACTATGATTAAGCAGGACACCATAGACAGAGTCCTGGACTGCTGTAACATAGTTGAAGTCGTAGGCGAAATCATCCCCCTGAAACCCAGGGGTGCAAACATGGTAGCCTGCTGTCCCTTCCACACAGAGCGCACCCCGTCATTCACAATCTACCCGAACACAGGTACATTCAAATGCTTCGGCTGCGGAGAACAGGGCAACACAGTCGGCTTCCTCATGAAGCACGAGAACCTCACCTACCCCGAAGCTATCAAAGCCCTCGCAAAGCGGTACAACATAGACATCGAAGAGACGGTCCCCTCAGCCAAGGAACAGGAGCTATTCCGCACGAAAGAAGCAATGTGGATAGCCAATGACACCCTCGCAAAAGAATACCAAAGACAGCTGCAGATCAACAAGTCGGCCAAGGAATACGCATACCGACGCTGGGGCAAGGAATACTGCGAGTTGAAAGGCATCGGCTATTGTCCAAAAGACGCAAGGCTAATCGACAGCGTACACATATCCGAGGAAATAGCCACACAATTGTACCTGAAGAACAAAGGCGGATACGACTTCTTCAGCGGACGCATCACAATTCCCATCCGTGACAGGCAGCAGCATGTCATAGGCTTCACAGCAAGAGCCTTTGATGACACTTCCCAAGCCAAGTATATGAACAGCAAGGAGAGCCTCATATACAACAAATCCAAGTCCATTTTTGGAATAGATACAGCCTGGCGTGAGGCAGCAAAACAGGAGCGCTACTACCTCGTTGAAGGCGCCCCGGACTGCATGAGGCTCCAGATCATCGGCATACACAACACAGTCGCACCATTAGGCACAGCCTGGTCCGATGACCACTTCCACCTCCTGAAGAGAGCAGCTTCGCATCTTTGCTTCCTGCCGGACGCGGACCCACCCAAACCGAACGAACGCTATGGCCCTGGCATCAAAGCAGTTATGAAGTCAGGAGCCGACGCAATGCGGCACGGTTTCTCAGTCTCAGTGAAGCAGATTCCAGTCACCGAGGAGAAACAAGACCCCGATACATTCTGCACGTCCAGGAACATTTTCGAAAGCATCGAGGAAACAGACTTTATCCTATGGATGGCTGCGTATCTTTTCGAGGACGGCATGACAACCGAGCAGCAGGGAAAGGCCATAAAGCGACTCTCATCCCTGATGGCGCTCATTGATGACGATACCACAATTGAAATGTATATCGCCCAGCTCACTCGCTATGCCGCAGGAAAGACCATGTGGAAGAAAGCCGTCGAGAAGCAGCGCAAACAGGCAGCGGAGGACGAGGAGCGGGCCAAGGCAGAAAAAGACTCCGAGCTATACCGGCAGTTCGGTTTCAACGTCGAGAAGGACAAGTACTACTACTCCATTTCCGAGAACGGCGGTTACTACGAGTGGAGCAATTTCACCATGACCCCCCTGTTCCACATCAAGGACAGCGTAAGCCCCAAGCGAATCTACAAACTGAAGAATGTTTTCGGAGTGGAAGACCTGATTGAGATGAAGCAGGAAGACCTCGTATCGTTAGCAAAATTCAAGCAACGCATCGAAGGTTTGGGCAATTTCTTATGGAAGGCGACGGAAAGAGAGCTGACCAAGTTAAAGGCATTCCTTTATGAGAAGACCGACTCTGCAATAATGATTACACAGCTCGGCTGGCAACGCCAGGGATTCTTCGCTTTCGGCAACGGAATCTTCCATGACGGCAAGTTCCTCAAAGTCGATGACTACGGCATCGTCAGAATAGAAGACAAAGGCAACTTCTATCTCCCGGCAAACTCCAGGATCTACCGCGACGACATCAAGCTCTTCCAGTTTGAACGCCGTTTCATTCACCTCGGATTCTCAGCAATACCATTGCACGAATTCTCCGAACAGATCTTCCGCGTATTCGGCGACAACGGGCGCGTAGGCTTCATATTCTACCTCGCCACCCTGTTCCGCGACGTCGTCACGCGCTCCACACGCTCCTTCCCTATCCTCAATCTCTTCGGACCCAAGGGAAGCGGTAAATCAGAGCTGGGCCATACCCTCATGTCCTTCTTCATCATAGAAAACGTGCCGCCCAATATACAGAACTCCACGCTTCCGGCCCTCAACGACACTGTAGCAGCCGTAGCAAACGCCCTCGTGCATATCGACGAGTACAAGAACAACCTCGACATAAACAAGCATGAGTTCCTGAAAGGGCTCTGGGACGGCACAGGACGCACGCGCATGAACATGGATCTCGACAAAAAGAAAGAAACAACGTCCGTCGATTCCGGCGTGATACTCTCGGGCCAGGAAATGCCCACAACCGACATTGCCCTTTTCTCCCGTCTTATATTCCTCTCCTTCTCGAAATCAACTTTCTCCGAGGAGGAAAAACGCGATTACCAAGTCCTAAAGAAAATGCGCGTGCAGGGCATGACACACCTTACGATGGAACTGCTGAAGCTGCGTAGCCGCATGGAAGCCGATTTCCCCTCCGTCTATCAGAGAACCGTGGACGAGGTCAGCGCAGTACTCTCGGACCTTGTCATAGAAGACAGGATCCTGCTCAACTGGGTAGCACCCCTCGCCGTATTCCACTGCCTCGAAGCATACCTGGACACTTCACTCTCATACAAGCAGATGCTTGAAATATGCGTCGAGGGAATCAAGTTCCAAAACGCACAGTGCAAGCAGAACAACGAGCTTGCCGCATTCTGGAACATGGTCCAGTACCTTATGAGCGAAGGCGAAATCATAGAAGGCGGCGACTTCCGTATAGAATACCTCCGCCACCTCAAGACAAACATAGCGAACGTACAGTGGAGCGAGTCCCGGCCCGTTCTCTATATACAGAAAACACGCCTTTTCATGCTTTACAAAAAGAATGGCAAGGCGGTCGGCGACACCCTTCTGCCCGAGGGATCCCTGAAGTACTACCTCGAACACTGCCGCGAATACCTCGGAGAGAAACAAGGCATACGCTACAAAGTGTACCATCACGGCATAGTACAGTATCAGAAGGTTGGCGACGTGACAAAGGAAGTCTCAACAGTCCAGCGCTCATACTGCTTCGACTACAATATGTTGGTAGAATCCTTCAACATCAACCTCGAACGCGCCTCAGACAACGCCGAGGACACCGCCCGCCAGGAGGACAACGCCGCCCTCCATCCCAAACAGGAAGAATTCAAATTCTAGAAATCTTTGTTCACTTTTCTTCATGATTTGAATAAATTTTATAACTTTGCGTTACTGGATTATAGTGTTTTAAAATAAATCAAATCCCGTTAAAACGATAAAGAATTATGAAAAAAATTTTTCTCTTTTTAGTGATGACCTCTATAACAATTATGTGTTATGGACAATCTAAATCGGAAATTATAGACGAATTGCAATATACGCTTCTTAATTATAATATTTGGCCTTATCCAAAGAGTGTTTACAAATTAAAATCAGTGTATGTTGATTATAAGGCGCCAAAATTAACCATTAGTTTTCTTGGTGAAACAAAAAGAATTTATTCCACCGATTACCTTAGTAATTCTATTTGTTTTGATCTTCTTAATTCGAATTTCAAGAAGAGTATCTATACTATTTATAATGACTACCCAATTGAGATTTCATGTAAGTCCGGGATTGATGTAAAAAAAAGGGAAACAATTAATGGAAGAGAATTTGATTCTAGTAATGAACTTTGCGATTCATATCATTTAACATGCCGCAGTGAAGCCATTTATAATAGAATTTTAAACGCATTACAAAATCTTCAAGCATATGCAAAGGAAGAAAAAGTAAAAAGTTCTCGGAATATTCTTGATGATGCTGTACTTTCAGTACAAAAAGTTTCCTTTATATCTCCTGATGAGTCAGGTAAGCTAAAGGCTAACCAAACTGGATGTATAAAAGTTGAAATTCAAAATTCAGAGTACAGCAATGCTGTTGATGTTTCTTGTATTGTCCAGGAAACAAACAAGAGTGAATTGTTTACATATGATCAGTATACTTCTGTAGATAGAATAGGAGGTAATGAAACAAAAATTATTAACATACCTATAAAAGCATCTGAAAATGTTGATAATAACACATATCAATTTGAAGTTAAAGTATTGTACAAAGGAAGTTTGATAAATAAAAAAAACATAGACATTACTGCATCAAACCCCAAAAAACAGCAAACAGTTTCTAAACAACAGGCTTCATCTTCAAAAATTGGAGTTCCAAATAGAAACAAAATCATTCATATGAGAAAAATGAATGGAAATACATATTTGATTTCCTGCAAAGTAAATGGTCTGCCATTAGATTTCGTATTTGATACAGGGGCAGCTCATGTAACATTATCTCGAAAGCAAGCACAATTTATGCTAAAGAATGGTTACTTATCAAAAAGTGATATAATTGGATCAAGCTCATATAAGACTGCAAGTGGCGATATTAGCACAGGTATGGTTGTGAAACTGAAAAAAATTGATATAAATGGCCTTGTTCTTACTAATGTTGAAGCAGCTATTATAAATAGTGATTCCGCTCCTCTTCTATTAGGACAAAGTGCTCTTAGCAAATTGGGAAAGATACAGATTGATTTTAGAAATTCAACTCTAACAATTATTAGATAAATTGTATTTCATCCCAACAATCATATAGCCGCCCCATCCGGGCGGTTTTTTTATGCCCAAAATTTTTCAACTCCAAAATCTCAGGCAAAAATCCCTGCAACATTTGCAACAAATGCAACATACTAAATATTAACAATTTATACACTCCAATCCTCGCAACACCCCGCAACAAAACGCAACAAACCAACCAGTTTGCAACATTTCAGCCAATTTCGCAACAAATATCCAAGTCTGTTGCAAGCCAACAACATTCTATCTTATTGTATTTCAACAACATACAATTTTGTTACAAATGTTGCGACTGTTGCGCTTCAAAATGTGTCTCATGCGCGAGATTTATTTTCTTTACATGGTTGAATATTACTTCAAATAATTCTTATATTCAAAAAAAATAGTTTACTTTGCATAGAATTTAATTAACCATAATCGTATAATAAAAATTATGAAACGGAGTTTATTTTTAGCATTACTATTTGTTTTTACACTTGTGATGAACGCTCAGTCATGGGGAGGGATTAATGGAAAGAGGATTCTGTATATTCATGTTTTGCATGAATATGAAGGAAAGTTTAGGGATCAGGCTTCAATAGACTATGGATTTAATAATTACTTGCGTGCACAAGGAAAGGATTGTAAAAAACTTACCGATAAAAATGGTAATCCTTTACTTTTTCGTACTAAATTGTCATTAGTTAATTATATGACATTGCAAGGCTGGACGTTAATGGATAACACAGATGATATTTTCAATACTACATATTGGCTAACTTTTGCCAAGGAAGTTACAGAGGAAGAAGCGAATGAATTCCTTTCAAAGTTGGCCACTCCGAAAACAGAGAGTCCAGGTAAATAAAACTTAATCTATTTTCATACGTCAAATACCTTTGCAAAATTTCTGCGGAGGTATTTTTTTTAGACATCATTCGACAGCCCTCCGCCAAACCCGAAATTTTCGCCCAATTTCCTCACTTCCACACAAATACATGCAGCCGGAAAGAAAGCGTTTTGCTAATTTTGCACAAAGCAAAACACCACGATATGAAATATAGGATTTTCCTCACCCTCGAGCCATACCTGGCACAATGGCTCCGCCATGAAAACGGCGGAGAATACCCAATCAAAATGAAACGCGGCTCCGCTGAAGCCGACCTCCTCTCCCTATTCCTTAAACCACAGCCCAAGGACAAGGACTACCGTCCGCAGCTGAAGCCACTCCCGGGCCAGGTCGAAATAATACTGCCGCGCTTCAAACATAGGGACATCCGTTTGTACAACTATCTGCCCGAACGGGGCGAAGAATGCCTTCACGCATGTATTAGAAACCGCTTCAAGGTAGCACTCTGGAAAGATCTCCACACGGTCGGCAACGTCATCAGACGTACCGATGTTACTATCTCCGAATGGATGGAGAAGCACGGCATCGAGGATGACGACAAGAATTGGAATACAATTGCAAAGATTCTGCAGCGCAAGAGAGCCGTATATTGCACCGGCAATCGCCTCACTGACCGCAAGACAAGCAAACACAGAAAAAAATCATAGAATTCTCACCCTACTTCAACGAACTTTTGTCCACCTATGAAACAATCCCTTCCAAGCATCACAGCGATATCGTACCTCCCCTGCAATCAGCTTCCCACGAACATAACGGAAAAGCACATCGCAGGAATACCCGTTGAAATCACCACGCCCCTTACATCGGTAGAACACTACGGCAATGCAAGCTGCGAGGCTGAACAGGAGTACATCAACGGCAATTATTCGGAACAAACTGTGCTGCAATTCACCTCCACGCAGGAAATCCCCCAGTTCCCAACAAAAGCATTCATAGTAAGAGACGCCCAGGGCGACACCTTCCTGATAGGCAACAGCGAAGCGCCCTACCCTACAGTCGAAATCAACACCAAGACAGACAAAGACAGCAATATAAAATCCTACAAAATCACATTCATACGGCGCAAATCCCTCGTTCCCTGCATCGTACCCTGAGGAAACACCTGTCTTTTCCATTACCCTTGCCAACGTGTACTTTTGCAACATAACGCATAAGGTACACACATTTTTATGGCAAGGAACAACTACCATCTTCACCTCAAAGGCTACGTCGGAGGATACGATTTCGACGCTGACTATGTGGACTATATCCTGAATCGCAATCCTGATACGGAAGTGCATGTACTCATTGACTCACTGGGTGGGTCTCTGGCAACGGCACTTTCCATCGTAGCAGCTTTCCGCAATCACGGGCGCGTGCACGTACATTTTGTAGGTATGAATGCGTCAGCAGCCACAATTGCCTCCCTCGGTGCCACACATGTAAGCATCGATTCCTCGGCAATGTATCTCGTTCACAAATGTTCAGTCGAATTTTTCCGCTGGGCTTCGGCAAACAGCGACAAGCTGGCAGATATCATAAAGGAAGCGAAGCAGATGCAGACCGACCTCGAGAAGATGGATGCGAACGTAGCGCAGATGTATGCCGCCAAATGCCAGAAGACCCCGTCCGAATTGCTCTCCCTCATGAAGAAAGGCGGATGGCTCACAGCCGCGGAAGCCCTGGAATGGGGTTTCGTGGATGAAGTTACCGATTTCGAGGAAGACGCCGCTCCAGTCATCACCGACAGCATAGCAGCAGACATGACAGCGTCCGGAATACCCGTTCCCTCGAGCGTAACAAAGGAGCAGTCCGCCAACCTGATCACAAGGCTCGTCGAAGCACTCACCAACATCTTTAAGTCTAACTATAACCCCAAATCCGACATGAACCCAAACACACAGCAGCAGGAGCAGAAAGAACCACAGACTCCCGACACCACAGCACAGCAGGAACAGCAAGACCAGCATTCAGAAGCTTTAGCGCAGAAAGACCAGGAGATTGCAGACCTCAAGGCACAGATCGAAGCCCTGAAGAAAGCCCCCGGCGCTTCCACATCCCAAGTTGTTGAGAACGACAACAGCGGAAAGGAATCCGACCCCGATCCCTCGTCACCCGAAGCTTTCTTCACCACCCGCACCCGCGCCCAAGCATTGTATAACATGCTACCCTAACCTTTAAACTCTTAAACTTTTAAACTCTTTAACTTTTAAACTCTTTAACCCCATATCCCATGGCAGGCAAACTCACCTTCACTCTCCAGGACTTCCAGGAAGCCGCTACCAAGTGGCGTTCCGATCTCCTGATGCTCCCCATCATCGGTATTCAGGACACCCTGAAGTACATGACAGCACGCCCCGGTATCCGCTACAAGGAACAGGTCGGCGCACTCTCCGGCGACGCCCAGTTCGGTCCCTACAAACCATCGCGCTCAACGGACTTCAATCTGAATATCGACTTCCGCACCCTTGAAACATTCATGGGCAGCGTAGTAGCTAAATTCGAGCCCAACAGCGCAGTATCAACCCTTCTCGGCCAGATCGGCGACACCAAGGGCGACGGGCAGATGCACACACCCACAGCCCTTCACGTCCTGGCACTCATTGCCAAGGGTCTCTCCGAGCACCTGAACGAGGCAATATGGGCCGGCGTCCGCAACCCCAACGGTGACACTTCCCTTGACCTCTTTGACGGTTACGACACCATCACAGACAAGGAAATCACCGCCGGAGCCATAGCTGCCGAGGAAGGCAACTACATGAAGCTCACGGACGAGATCACACGCGACAACGCTGTTGACATCGCCAAGGAAATCCTCTTCTCGCTCGACCCCCGTCTCCGTGCCCAGGATCTCTATATGTTCTGTACACAGGAGTTCGCCGATGCCTACAACGAGAGCTATCTGCTCACACACGGAGGCATCAACTACAACACCAAGTACGGACAGGACACCGTGGAAGGATCCAACGGCCGTCTGCACATTGTACCTATGTACAACAAGATAGGCTCCAAGTTCATCCACATCTGCCCGAAGGTCAATATGCTCGTAGGCTATGACCAGATGGGCGACCTCGAATCCGTAATGGTCAAGGAGTACGAGCCGTTCATCCTCTCATACATCGCCACAATGTTCTTCGGTGTACAGTTCGAGTCCATCGACAAGCGCCGCTTCAAGGTCATCGAGCTTGCAACACCTTCACAGAATACAGGTGGCGACAGCAACACCAGCAATGCCGGCAATAACACCAACAATGCCGGAGCCGGAGAGGACACAGTCAGCGGCGGAGGCACTGACCTCGGCGGCGGTGGCGGCGGTAACACCGGCGGAGACAACGGCGGTGGCCTTATCAATGGCAACGACGATTGAGGCTCATGGATATAAATTTCTTGAACTCTTAAACTTATCACTATCATGCCACAAAACTGCACACCACTCCAGAAGTCGCTTGACTGGTGCATGGGCACGCCCGAGCTGCCCGGCATCAGGAAGCGCATATACTATATCTCGAAAAGCGAGATAGCAAGTTGGCCCCCATATAACCGCGATGAGAACAACCGCCGGACAAAGACGGCCGTTCTCACAGGCAATTTCACCCTCGTTGCCGATGCTACATGGAAGTACATCGACATCCTCGCTGAGAAGTCACAGCTCACCTCGGACCCACAGGGTGAAATCCCAGGGCAGACCCAGCTCAACAAACTCGTAGCCGTACACCCGGGCACAGGCCCCGAAGCTACAGCTGCAGCATGTTACCTCAACAATAGTGACAACGTCTTTATCGTTGAGGATACAAAGGGGTTCTACCGCGTTGTAGGCTGCGAGAAGTGGGTCACAAAGACCACTGTCAATCAGGACACAGGCCAGGGACCCACAGGCTCCACCTCCACCACAATTACGGTCGAAGCCACAGACGAGGTGCCGGCACCCTTCTATATGGGGCAGATCATTACTGCCGACGGTACAATCGACTGCACGCAGTTTGACGACTGAAACCTTTGAAAACCTCTTCTCTGTTTTCATAAATTCCAAGTTGTTCAGCGTCCACGGGTGTACACCTGTGGGCGCTTTTAAGTTTACAGCCGATGATTCACGAACTCATTGACGAAATAGCCCTACCGGAGGACATCACAGCCATAACCTCGGAAATCTCCGTACCCAACATTCCCGACATCACTCTTGACACGACCAAGGCCTCAGACAAGGATCTTTTCAGCGAAAAGTCCCGCAAGGCATGGGACAAGAGCGAGGAAGCACGCTGTGATTTTCAATTCCGGTTGCGCTTGACGCACCGGGCTTCCACATACTTTATCTCCATCTGGCAGAAGTCCGTATTCGGGCGCACCCTCACAGAGATAAAGTCTGATGACGACATGATTCCATACTTCGCCGACAATCTCCTTCCTGTAATCCAGGGCATACTCGGCTGCCACCTTTCGGACGGCACCTGGTCAATTGTCACTACCCCGATGCGCCGCCACAAAGAACGAAACTTCGCCTCACGCATCGCCGAACGGCTTGCCCAGCTGCTGCACATCCCCTTTTACTTTGACTGCGCACACTGCCGCGACAGGCAGCGAATCGGGGCCGTCTTTGATGCAAACAATATACCACGCGAAACCAACGTCATCGTCTTCGATGATTTCGTAACCACCGGGTCCACAATCCAAGCAATGAAAAACCTCCTCCTCGAAAATGGCAAAAACCCCATCTTCATCTGCGGCATAAATAATAAAATATAGAAAAAATCACCCTACTTCAGAAGCTTTTTGTCCACCACTTCATAGCTCCTAAAATTCCCATTTTTTTATCAATCCTACCACTCTCAACCGCTAACCCCTAACCGCTAACCGCTCTAATCCGCTAACCGCTAACCCCTAACCGCTAACCGCTAACCGCTAACCGCTAACCTTTCAACCCTTTAACTCTTTAACATTTTAACTATGCAAAAGGTCTACTTCAACAAGCCCCAGCGCCTCACGCAACTAATCGGAGCCAACATCTCCGTAATAGTAGCCGGCCGTCGAACAGGAAAAACGGACTCCATAGCCGCCCCCTTCGTACTGCGCAATATGCAGCGCATGCCAGGCAGCACAGGCGGCATAGTCGTGCCCACTTTCAAACATGGTCTCACAAATACGCTTCCGGGACTGTTCGCAGCCTGGAAGCGATGGGGCTATATCCGCGGCGTTCACTATGTCATCGGACGCAAGCCCCCAAAGACATTTGCCAAGGCCATTATCGAACCCGCGGAATACGAACACGTCATTTCCTTCTATAACGGCTCATGCGCCGTAATAATCTCCCAGGACCGCCCCGGTTCCTCCAACTCACTCACACTGTCGTGGTTGTTGATTGACGAAGCAAAGTTCATCGACTACAACCGCCTCAAGGATGAAACATTCCCTGCAAACGGCGGTATAAAATCACACTTTGGACGGCACTCGTGCAACCACTCCATCCTCATACTTTCGGATATGCCGCAGACTCAGAAAGGCTCATGGTTCCTCCACTACAAAGAGAAGATGGACACCGAGGTAATACGCGCCATCGAAGGGCTCATTTACGACATTTGGAAGCTCAAGGAAAGGATGAAGGAAATCAAGAAGACGCAGAATCAAGTACCTAAATCAATGATTTACTTACTTCGTCATAAAGACAAGCAGCTAAACCAGTTACGTTCGGTCGCTACCTATTACAAGGAATACTCCTCAATCGAGAATCTGCAGCTCCTTGGAGAGAACTATATACGTCAGATGAAGCGCGACCTCACGCCCCTCACATTCCAGACTTCCATCCTCTGCCAGCGCATCGGAATAGCCAAGGACGGCTTCTATTCCTCAATGCGCGAGAAGCACAAATATGACGCTTCCAATTTCGAGTACCTCGACAGCCTGGGATATGATGCACTACTCGACGACGCCGAGCAACACCCATCATCCCCATACTCCCCATCTTCGATACTTGACAGCCGCGCTGACCGCGACTGCAATCCACTCGCCCCCATCTGCATCGGCATGGACTATAACGCGAATATCAACTGGATAGTCGCTGGCCAGCCCTCCGGACGGAGGCTCAACGTACTGAAGTCATTCTATGTGAAGTTCGAACGCAAGCTGCCCGCCCTCATAGAAGATTTCTGCCAATATTACGCCTTCCATCAGAACAAGTCTGTCATTTTCTATTACGACACTACAGCCCTCGGTTCAAACTATGCCGTAAACGAGCAGGATTTCCGCTGGGTGATAATCCATGAGTTTGAACGGCACGGCTGGACGGTCGTTGACATATACCTTGGAAACCCGATGCGCCATGACGAGAAATACCTGCTTATCAACCAGGCATTCCAGGGCAAGCAGCGGCTCATGCCCTTCTTCAACCGTCAGAACAACGATGACCTCATCCTTGCAATCCAGTCTGCCGGGGTCACACGCGGGCGCAACGGCTTCCACAAGAACAAGGCTGGCGAAAAACTGGCAGAAACAGAAGAAAACCTCCTTGAACACCGTACCGACGGCTCCGACGCCTTCGATACCTTGTTCATAGGCTGCGAAAAATTCCCCCAACAACAGACGCCCAGCATCTTTGTCGGCGGCATCTCATAACCCTCCGGCTCAATACCGCCAGCGGCATCATGTAATCACATCATAACTCGAAAATCTGAGGAACATGGTCGCTCAGATTTCTGTCCCATACGCCCAAGGAATAGGTCTTAATGGGAACATTGGAAAATGTATAGTCAATAAAGAAGCACTTATTCTCCTTGAACTGATGGTAATATGTGGCAGCGGTTTCCTTGCCCAATTCCTCACCAGTCATATAATGGTAAGCGCTCACAAAACACAATCCACCAAGAAAATCAAAGATGGATTGTATGCTATACTGCTTCGTTTCGCCCGACTGCCCCTTAAACAAATTCATATCCCCTGAAATAACAGTCGGATATTCTTTGAAATAAGGCGCATATTCCTGTAATGCCATCATGGCTATCTGTGGGTATTTCATCGGACTGTTCTGCTTAGTTATTGTCGGCCAAGCTGCAACAATAAGCGTCCCATTGAGTTTCAATGGAAGGAAATACTGATGCTTTGCATTGTACCATTCAGGTACCAAAGCTTTTAAGCATGATTTCCAAATCACACCCAGTCCTTTATGAGCATAATCGCCCACCCATTCCATTTGATAGCCATCCGGAAGATTGACTTGTTCCTTACAAGCCACCTCAGGCAGAATATACACGTCCGCGCCATATTCCAAAACCCTGTCAATCTTCTCCTGGGAAAACAGGTTTATATTGTATGCAATAATCTTCACTTTTAATTTATTATATCTCTCCCAATCTCCGCCATATTATCACTTTTACGGCATTGGAATAATCGCTTCAAATTCCTTCCAACCCTCAGCAGCCTTATACTCCTCCACCGCCTCCGAGGGAACAAAGAGTTTCACATCCTTCAATGGCACATCTAGAAAAACATCCTCTTCCAGTGTTGGAGGATTTATTGCATTACATTTTACTTTTTTTAACCCACTACATTTATAAAATGCATAATCTCTAATTTCTTTTACACTATTGGAAATGTTTACGTTCTCAAGAGAGTTACATCCATAGAATACGCCTCTTGCAATTATTTTTTCACTTTCTGGAATATTAATACTCTTTAGTGAAGAACATCCTTTGAAAACATTTTCCCCTATATCTGTAACACTATTGGCAATTGAAATGGATGTAAGTCTACTACAGCTTGCAAAGACATTATTTTCTATGCTTGTTACACTATCAGGAATTGTTATAGAAGTAAGGCTTGTGCAATCCGAGAAAGCATAGGGACCAATTTTTTTTAAGCTGTTAGGAAAATCAATAGAGGTAAGGTTAAAACATCCATAAAATGCATAACTTCCTATATATGTGACACTATTAGGAATTGATATTGTTGAAAGTTTTGTGCAGAAATGGAAAGCATCTCTTCCGATTCTTGTCACACTATTAGGAATTATTATGGATTTCAAACTGTAACAATACGCAAAAGCATCATTTTCTATATTAGAAACCAGGTAATTTGCTCCTTTCCATTGTACGCTTGGTGGTATTACCAAATGTTCCATTTTGTAGCAGCTAGTTAAACTTACTAGATCTTGGTATTCCAAAGTCACGGAAACTGTTTTTCCATCAAGATTTATTTTATAGTAAATAAAATCTACACAAAAATCATATGGAATATCTTTATTCATATCTTATTGTTTTTAGTTTCTTCTTGAATGAGCCCATTTCACTTCAACTTGATTATATCACTCCACCTCGTGGTAGGATTCTTGCTACGGAAATCGTGCTTGATTGAATTGGCAAACACTTCGGCCTTCCCCTTACCGTCCTTCTGCGTATACTGCTGGGCTCCGAGTACTACGGTTTCCGTTCCGTTGACCTTGTTAATGCGGTCTATCACGGCATCCAGGCGCTTCATCTTCTGGAACTGCTCGGCATTGTAGTCGAACAGGTCGAGCTGCATAGGTGAGTTGGGGCCTATGCCCATTACGATTACGCCAGCTTTCTTGTATTGATAGCCCTGGATATATATGCTCTGCAGTACTTCGGTGGCGGCCTTGACAATCTCGATGGTGCTGTTGGTACCGACAGTCAGGCGCTTCTCCTGGAAGTTCCAGTATTGGGGCAGGTCTTCGCGGAAGAAGTTGGTATTGAGAAAGACGCCTACGATGGTTGTCACGGTTCCCTGTTGGCGCAGTTTCTCGGCGCATCGTGCGGCGTAGTTGGCTACATGGGTGCGCAACGGCTCGAAGTCGCTTATCATGCCGTTGAAGCTACGGCTGGTGCAGATGCTTTTCTTCTTTGCCATTTCCTCGTTGGGGATGCAGTCAATACCGTTGAGTTCCTGCCAGGTACGGTATATGACTATATTTCGGAACGTGACGCGTACCCAGTCGCCGTTGTGCTGTGCAAAGTCGTAGGCTGTCTTGATTCCCATCGACTCCATTCTTGCGGCGTATCTGCGTCCTATGCCCCATACTTCGCCTATGGGATATAGCTTGAGTGCCTTGATGCGTTTCTCGTCGTTGTCTATCAGGCAGCAGTGACGATAGCCAGGGTACTTCTTTGCAAAGTGACTGGCCATCTTGGCGAGTGTCTTTGTCGGGGCAAGGCCGATGCTGACGGGCATACCTACACTCTTGCGGATGCGCTTGTGTAGGTTCTCGCCCCATTCCTTCAGGTTCACATCATCGAATCCGTCGAAATAGACAAAGCACTCGTCGATGCTGTAGCGGAAATAGGCAGGGGCTTCCTGACGGATGATCTCCACTACTCGCCCTGTGAGTTCTCCGTACAGCTCGTAGTTACTGGAGAAGACGGCAATCTTGTTGTCTGGGTATTGCTGGGCAAGCTGGAAATAAGGGGTTCCGGCTTTGATGCCCATCTTCTTTGCTTCGTTGCTGCGTGCTACTACGCATCCGTCGTTGTTAGACAAAACAACGACGGGTACTCCGTTCAGGTCTGGGCGAAAGACTCTTTCGCACGAGACATAGCAGTTATCGCAGTCAACGATGCCGTACATATTTAATCACGCTTACCTTCCATCCTATCAATAAATGATTTGTAAATCAGCGGGTAAGCCTCTGAAGGTGAAAAATGAATGTTTGGACGGAGAAGTGCCAATGTGTCGTCGAGAAACTCGGGGTCTTGCATCTTTTCCTCCATGTTATTGACGAATTGTTTGTACGATGGCATTTTCCCTACAACAAACTCCATATACTTCTTGTAGCATTGCATCACTTTCTCAATATCCACATCTCGTTTGGCTAATGCATAGTATAGGTCAAAGAGGTCGCGCCCTTTCTTTCGCTGATAAAGCGCACGCAGCTTTGTACCAAGCAGTTCTTCGAAATGATAGGTCGTTAATTCGGCAGAGCCAGAGAACCATGGATTGTCCATAGTGAAAGGGAATTTTGTGAGTCCCAGCACATTGAAATGCTCGTAGCAGTTGATTTCCACCTTCAAACGAATCTGAACGACCGGCGCAATCTCTGATTCAACTCTAAAGAGCATGGTGTTATTATACCGTTTCTGCTTCGTTACTCTGTCAGGCAACCAGTCAAGTACTTCTCCCAGGCGGTACATGATGGGCTTTATCGGTCCAGGACTTATTTGCACAAGGTCAATATCCTCGCTATAACGAGGTTGTGGCGAAAGATATAGTTTGTGCAGGGCAGTACCACCACGGAATGCCAGTTGTGATGCAAGGAACTCATCGCTGAAGATGGTTATGAGCGCTCTGCAAATAATAAGGTCTTGCTCTACCATATAAGGCTCATTCCATGGAGCCTTCTCTTTCCAGTCTTGAATATAATATTCAGGTATCATATATTATCTGTTTCTATTTCTTGATTGATTATAATCTTCCAACGGTCATCTGTTTCCATCACGCTTGTTTGAGGCTTTGACTGCTTCAGCCTGATTCTCCTGAAAACCTTCTTTTGCTTCTTAGCCAGTGACAGAAGGCTTTCTGCTAATTTATGTTCCTCAATCAAATCCAGCAGATAGCCAAGCCGCTGAATGACAGGCACATTGAAGTATGTCAACAGTTCTGCCTTGCTGGCATCAAAACGCATGGATTCGGCAAGCTCCATAAGCACTTCTGCAGTGCGGCTTAATCCACCGATTTTATCTTCATTGCATACAAGGTCTAATGCTGTCAGTTCTGGTGTGGATACGTTCATGAATCCGTTCTGGGTCTTCACCTGCTTGACATAGGCCATGGGGAGCGGATTCCGAAGGGTGAATTCCAACTTTACACCGTTCTTTATGCCTGAACGTATGGGATTGCCGTTGACAGTAACCTGGAACACCATGGTCCGCTGGTGTCCTGCGCCATTGTATGCAGCAGCCGTCAATAGTGAAACATAATAATCCCTGCCAAGGTATTTCATCAGACGGTCTATATAAAAAACTGGAGGAACCTCTCCCCTCAATCTGAATTCTGTTGGAACCGTTACATAGAAATTCTTCCAGGGTGAAACTATGACTCCCTTACTCGTCAATCTGGACAAAGATGTCTTTATACTGTCGTCTGTTTGTGACAGGCCTTGAGCCAGTACATCTTCCTTTGTGAAAATGTACCTTCCTCGTATCATTTGCTGGTCAACCCAATATTGTAAACTATCCGTCTGCATAACAATCCACTATCGAAAATAAACTATTTCTGTTTACTATCGCTTTTCGATTGCAAATTTAGGAAGAAAAAATAATATCGGCAAATATTTGTTCTTTTTTCTTGCGATACAGTCAACAATGCCGTACATGTTATCTCTTCCAGTTCTTTATTGTCCAGATAACTACGCCCCAAACCTCAAAGTCATCTTCTGCATTGATTCTTATAGGCTTGAAGAGACTGTTCGCAGGACGCAGTTCTATATATCCCTCGTCCTTATGGGAGAGGTCGAGGTATTTGATTGTAAACTCGCCGTTTACATACCCGACAACTACATCACCGTCCTGTGGGTCGAGGCTCCGGTCTATCACGGCAATGTCTCCGTCGCAGATTCCGGCATCTATCATACTGTCACCGTCAACACGGCCGTAGAACGTGGATTCGGGATGCTTGATAAGGTCGCGGTTGAAGTCAAGGCTCTCTTGCAGATAGTCCTCTGCCGGCGACGGAAACCCTGCCTTGATCTCCGGTACTATTACCAAATCCAGCTTCCTATTGAACTCTCCGTGTATAATATGTACTGCTCCCATGGCAATTCAAACTTTAAATTCTTTCACACACAAAGGTACAAATTTTATATATAATTGCACTCCCTTCGAGTATTTTCAAAAAGAAAATTGTAAATTTGTGCAAGTTCTGATAATATAAAATTATCGGATTCATGATAAAGTTATGAAACCAGAAGAGAAAGCAAGAATCAAAATTGACCAGATGTTTGAAGATGCTGGTTGGAAAGTGGTAGATAGAGATTTCTATACTCCCACTCTTACAGCTGCTGCCATACGTGAAGGTCTGCTGGAAGGTAATCGGGAAGCCGACTACTTCCTTTTTATCAATGGCATGGCTGTAGGTGTGCTTGAAGCAAAACGGAAAGAGGTAGATGTCACTACCGATAAGGTTTGCGAACAGGCAGAACTATATGCTCGTGGTGTGCCTAGCTGCTACAAGGCATATTCCCGTCCACTCCCTATCATATATCAGTCCAACGGAGATGAGACATTCTTCAGGGATTTCCGTGACAAAGAAGGTAAACTGATTGAGATAAATCGTGTTCATACCCCAAAGGAGATTGTCAAAATGCTGGGGATAGATGATCCATACGCAGGTTTGCCAACTTTGAAAAAGAAAGGCTTACGTGATTGTCAGTATGAAGCCATAACAGAACTGGAAGGAAGTTTCCGGGCAGGGCAAAAGCGTGCATTGATAGTATTGGCTACTGGAGCCGGTAAGACATACACGGCTTGTTTGGCATCTTATCGCTTGTTAGCCTTCACACCTATGAAGCGTATTCTCTTCTTGGTTGACCGCAATAATCTCGGTAAACAGGCAGAAGCAGAATTTGGTATGTTCCGTCTGACTGAGAACGGCGATCCGTTTAACACCATCTATACTGTTAATCGTCTGAAATCTGCCAAAATACCATCAGATAGCAATGTAGTCATTTCTACCATCCAGCGATTATTCTCTCTTCTTACTGGTCAGGAAATTGAGGATAACGACGATGATGATGTTGACACATCAACAGGTGAAGTGCAGCTGACTGGTAAGATAACGCTGCCACCTGACTTCTTCGATTTAATCATTATTGACGAATGCCACCGCTCCATTTACGGCAACTGGAAGAAAGTGCTGGAATACTTCAACACAGCAAAGCTAATAGGTTTAACTGCTACACCAGTCCCTGAGACGAAAGCGTTCTTCAATAACAATATCGTTGTAAACTACACGTTGGATAAGTCTATCTTGGATGGTGTGAACGTGGATGCACGTATATATCGCATCAAAACAGAAGCAACAGAAAACGGTGGTGCTATTCTCAAAGGTGACAAACTCAAACGAGAGACACGTTATACAGGCAAGGTTGAAACGGTACGCAACGAGGAAACCAAAAACTACACCAAGGAGGAATTGAACCGTAGTGTTATCAATCCGGCTCAAATCAAGCTGGTGCTTGAAACATACCGTGATGCAGTCTATACAGAGATGTTCACCGACCCACAACGTGAGCCGAACATGGATTATCTGCCCAAGACACTTATCTTTGCCTTGAACGAGATTCATGCAAACAACATCGTGCGTATAGCAAAGGAAGTCTTTGGCAGAACTGATGACAAGTTTGTTCAGAAGATAACCTACTCCGCTGGTGATAGTAACGAGCTGATACGTCAGTTCCGCAATGACAAGGAATTCCGTATCGCAGTCACATGTACGCTTGTTGCAACAGGTACGGATGTAAAGCCGCTTGAAGTGCTGATATTCATGCGCGATGTAGCTTCAGAACCGTTATACATTCAAATGAAGGGGCGCGGTGTCCGTACTATTGGCGACGACCAGTTGCGCAATGTTACGCCCAATGCTTTTAGTAAGGATTGCTTCTTCCTTGTGGATGCTGTTGGTGTTACCGAAAGTCAGAAAACCACTACAAGCCCTGGCGATGGTGATCCTGTACAGACCATTACATTAAAGCGATTACTGGAACTGTTGACACATGGTAATGTGAATGATGACTACCTGCGTCTGATTGCCGCTAAACTTGCACGTATTTACAATAAATGTACTGTCAAACAGCGTGAGGAATTCCAAAGGTTGGCTCATAGTGGGATGCAGGAGATTTCGGCAGCCATCTTTAATGCTTTCGACAATAACACACTGCCTCCATATGAAAGCATAGACGAGCCGAACCTTGAACGCAAAGGGCTTGTGGCTCCGCTGACACACCATCCTGAGGCACGCCAATATCTGCTCATCCTTGCTGCTGGTTTCGTAGAAACACTAATGCCTGGTGAAGACAACCTGATTTCTAAAGGTTTCTCACAGGAAGAAGCAAAGGAGGTCACTTCGGCATTCGAGCAGTATTGCAACGACCATCAGGACGAGATAGAAGCCCTTCGTATGATATACAACAACGAGGGCGAACCGCTGACATACAACACCCTGAAGGATTTGGAGAATAAACTGAAACTTGCAAACAACAAGTTCCAGACATCACGTCTATGGAACAGCTATACCATTGTTAGTCCACAGTCGGTTAAGAAACATAGTACAAAGGAAGAGAAGGAAGCTCTCACCAATATCATTCAACTTGTACGCTTTGCAAACCATCAGATTGAAACACTGGAAAGTCTGTACCCATCGGCACAACAGCGTTTCAACCTGTGGTATGGACAAGTTCAGCGTAATGTGACGGATTCTCAGATTACCATTATCAGGCAAATCGTGGATTACATTGCATCAAACGGAGCATGTACTATCAAGGATATTATCGATGACGACAAGACACGTGCAGCACAGCTTATCAATGCGTTTGGAGGTAAATCACAGGCAGACGAAGCACTTGTGTCATTGTCTAGATTTTTACTCTATAGAAAATCAGCATAACTTTTATGTCAAACATACATATCATAGATTCTATTAGGCTTAATCATAAAGGCTTATGCGTTCTTGACGAAAATAGAAAGTGGGTAGATTTGCACAAACAGCAGGGAGACCTCGATGGCGCTTGTGCTATCTATTCACTTGTGATGGCAATGTTATGTAAGGGGCTACTATCTGATGATGATACAAAAGTGTATAATCGTCTAGATAGAAGAACCGATAAAGGAAAGTTCCTCTATCAGTTTTTTAATGAAAGAGGTATGATAAGAAACGGCTATTCGTATATTACTTTATCCAAAGAAATCAATGAATCACCTTTTGATATTAAAGCTAAAAGAAGAAATCCTAGAACGAACGTTGACAGAATTAACTTAATTTCAAAATACATCAAAGACAATTCTCCTGTCATTATCTCAGTTATGTTCCCAAATGGAGATGAAGAAGGAGGACACGCTCTTTTAGCTATTGGTGTTGAATACAATCCTGATGAGAGCGTTACAAAAATTCTTTGTTTAGACCCAGGTTATCCTGCACCTAGATATGCACCTTGGAATTGTTTTATTGATGTATCCAAAGATGCTAACAAAGATTATCCATTCAACTGTGTAAGCGAATCGACACATTATAAAGTTCGCTTAGACGATATGCTGATAATTGATAGAGAGTAATTTAATAATATTTAGAATAACAACGATACATTATGGCAACAAATAAGGAAACATCACTGACGAAAAAAGTTTGGACACTGACCACCACCCTTTCGGGTCAAGGTATCGGCTTCACAGATTATATCACACAGCTTACCTATCTTCTCTTCCTGAAGATGGACGATGAGAACGTAGAAACATTCGGCGAAGACTCAGCCATTCCAGAAGGCTACCGATGGAAGGATCTTATTGAACTGGATGGGCTTGACCTTATCAATCAGTATGAAGAAACACTGAAGAAGCTTTCCGAAGAGGAAAACCTTATCGGCACCATCTTTGTCAAGGCTCAGAACAAGATTGATAAGCCTGTATATCTCCGTAAGGTTATCACGCTGATAGATGAAGAGCAATGGCTGGTGATGGACGGTGATGTTAAAGGTGCCATCTATGAAAGTATCCTCGAAAAGAACGGCCAGGATAAGAAGAGTGGTGCAGGTCAGTACTTTACGCCGCGTTCTTTGATTTCTGCTATGGTGGATGTTACTCGCCCTCAGGTTGGCGAAACAGTTTGCGACCCTGCCTGTGGCACAGGTGGTTTCTTGCTTGCTGCTTACGATTACATGAAGAACCAGTCGCAGGACAAGGAAAAGCGCGAATTCCTCCGAGAGAAAGCACTTACAGGTTACGACAATACCGCCCTTGTGGTGACATTGGCTTCCATGAATCTATATCTACATGGCATAGGTACTGACCGCAGTCCGATAATCTGTGAGGATTCTTTGGAGAAACAACCGCAGAAATTAGTGGATCTCATTCTTGCAAATCCTCCTTTCGGCACTCGTCCAGCTGGCAGCGTAGATATTGACCGTCCGGACTTCTATGTTGAGACAAAGAATAATCAGTTGAACTTCCTACAGCACATTATGGTTATGCTGAGGAATACAGGTCGTGCCGCTGTTGTACTACCTGACAATGTGCTGTTCGAAGGTGGTGCCGGTGAGAGTATCCGCAAAGAGCTCCTGAAGAACTTCAACTTACATACTATCCTTCGTCTTCCAACAGGCATCTTCTATGCCCAAGGCGTGAAAGCCAATGTCCTGTTTTTCAAGAAGGGCGAACAGACAAAAAACGTGTGGTTCTATGACTACCGCACTGGTGTTAAGCACACATTGGCAACAAAGCCGATGATGCGCCACCATCTTGACGATTTCGTATCTTGCTACCATGCAGAGGATATAGAACAGCGTCAGGAAACTTACAGCGAAGATAATCCAAACGGTCGTTGGCGCAAGTACCCCGTTGAGGAATTGCTGAAACGAGACAAGACCAGTCTTGATATTTCCTGGATCAAACAGACCAATGATGATGATGACATGACATTGGCTGAGTTGATGGGTACTATTCAGCAAAAGAGTGATAATATCAGCAAGGCAGTTGCAAAGCTGCAGGAGTTAATGTCAAATATCGAGGAATAATGGACACAAAGAAATTACGTCAGAAAATCCTCGACCTTGCCATTCGAGGAAAACTTGTTCCACAAGACCCGAATGATGAACCAGCATCTGTTTTGCTGGAGCGTATTCGTGCAGAAAAAGAACGCTTAATCAAGGAAGGAAAGATTAAGCGAAACAAGAAATCTGTTTCTGATACGCCCCATTATGAGAATGTGCCGTTTAAGGTGCCTGAAAGTTGGGAGTGGACAACGATAGAAGATGTGACTGTAAATCGTGATTCAGAACGTATTCCGCTTTCTCTTGCTGTAAGAAAAAAGCAACAAAACAAGGTCTATGACTATTATGGTGCAGCAGGAGTTATAGACAAAGTAGAAAACTATCTGTTCGATGAACGCTTATTATTGGTTGGAGAAGATGGGGCGAATCTTCTTTCAAGAAGCAAGGATAATGCGTTCTTTGCAGAAGGTAAGTATTGGGTAAACAATCATGCTCATGTTTTGGATTGTCCAAATAAATCCGTATTGGATTATGTCGCTTTCGTCATCAATTCAATGTCATTGGAAAATTATATTACAGGTTCTGCTCAACCAAAGCTGACCCAAGATAACTTGAAAAAGATATTAATTCCGTTACCTCCAGAAAAAGAGCAACATAGAATTATAGAATCTGTTAATGATTATTTCTCCAACATATCGTTACTCGAAGGAGAAATAGTAGAATTGGATTCTTTCATACAGAAAGCTAAGTCCAAGATTCTTGACTTCGCCATTCATGGTAAACTTGTTCCACAAGATCCGGATGACGAACCAGCCATAGAGCTTCTGAAGCGCATCAATCCCAAGTTTACTCCTTGTGATAACGCGCAT